TCAATAGAGGGGCCACAGTGGTAGCAGAATTGTTTGGTTCTGGTCACCATGATTATCAGGCATCGAGTATGCGGATCGAAGCAGCTGCTGAACTAACGGCCAATTGTGTATTAACCCTGAGCGGTGGCCACGGTTATGCTGTTGTTAAACTACATAAAGTATCTGGTGAATAAAACGTCACTAGAACTCTTATAAATAAAAATAATAAGAACGAACATTGGAACGCAAATGAAGTTAATCACAGAAGTAAATGAATCGGTAGATTATCTAACCGAAGCCAAAGAAGATGGAAGTAAAGACTATTTCATCAAAGGCATCTTCATGCAAAGCAATCTGAAGAATCGTAACAATCGCATGTATAGTGAAGAGGTGCTTGATAAAGAAGTAAAGCGCTACACTGACGAATACATTAGCAAGAACAGAGCGTATGGCGAGCTGGGACACCCATCTGGCCCTACTATAAACCTCGATCGAGTGTCACATATGATCAAGGAACTGTACAAAGATGGCAACAATTACATCGGCAAAGCCAAGATTATGACGGAAACGCCGATGGGTAAGATTGTTAAAAACCTAATCGACGAAGGAGCTTCTTTGGGAGTATCTTCACGTGGGATGGGGTCTTTGAAAAATAACAGAGAAGGAATAGCTGAGGTACAAAATGATTTCTACCTAGCTACTGCAGCAGACATTGTTGCTGACCCCTCTGCTCCGGATGCATTTGTTGAAGGTATTATGGAAGGTGTAGATTTCTGGTTTGGTGAAGATGGACGGATCCACAGAGAGATAGTTGCTACTACAGCAAAACATCAAGTTGAAGAAGCTGTTAGATCTAATTCATTAGATGAAGCAACTAAGTTTAAAATCTTTGAACAATATCTCAAAAGCTTGTAACAAACCACGAAAAATACACTAAGTGTAAGAAATTATAAATAATCATTGATTAAAGTCAATACGTAAGGAGTAAGACAATGTCTGATAAAGAATTGATCGAGGGAACACAACTCGACGAGTTCAAGGCATCGATGGGTGATCCATCTGAAGTGCCTGATTCAATCAACACCGATGCTAAGGCTCCAGGTGATTCTAAGAAAGCAGTTGACGATCCAAAAGATTCTCCTACTGCGGTCAAAGTACCAGGAACTAAAGCTGGCATGATCAATGCCATGATGAACAAAATGAACGAGATGCAGCCTAAAGATCTCAAAGCAGCGTACGGTAAAATGAACGCTTCTATGAATCCAGCTGTAAAGGAAGAAGTAGAGACCACAGAAGATCTGGAAACAGTATCTATCCGTGAGCTACCTACTGTCACTAGCGACGACATCGACATCTCTGAAGATGTTGCTGCAATGTTTGCTGGCGATGATCTTTCAGAAGAATTCAAAGAGAAAGTTACAACAGTCTTCGAAGCATCTATTGTTTCTAAGGTTAATGAGCAACTTTCTAAGATTTCAGCCAATTTTGAATCTGAGCTAGCAGAAGAAGTAGAAGCTCTGCAAGAAGAATTGACTGATAAACTAGATTCCTATACTGATTACGTAGTTGAGCAGTGGATGGATGACAACAAGCTTGCTGTAGAGCAAGGCCTCAAAGCAGAGATGGTAGAGAACTTCATGGTAGGTCTTAAAGGTCTATTTGAAGAGCACTATGTCAACATTCCTGACGAAAAGGTAGACGTTGTCGAAGAGCTAGCTTCTAAGACAGAAGAGCTCGAAGCACGGCTTAACGAAGAAATTGAACGTAATGTTCAAATGAAACAAGTCGTTGAAGGACATACAAAAAGTTCGTTGATTGAGTCTGTGTCAGTTGATTTGACAGAAACTCAAAAAGCGAAGTTTAAGTCCTTGGCAGAAGGAATTGATTTTAAAGACGAAGATGGTTTCGTTGGAAAGATCAACACCATTAAAGAAAGCTACTTTGGACAGGTGGAAGAATCCGCTGTTAGTTATGAGTTCGATGAAGCCGAACCTTTGGAAGAGGAAGTGAAAGCTACCTCAGGTCCAATGGCCGGTTACATGGATGCCATTTCTAGGTCTATAAAGAAATAACTTTTATAAATAACTCTAGATAGAACTAATTTAAGGAGACTATCACATGTTATCTGAACAACTAATGCAAAAGTGGCAGCCAGTGCTTGCACATACTGACCTCGGCGAAATTAAAGACTCTCACCGTCGTGCAGTTACTGCTCAACTTTTAGAAAATCAAGAAACACAAGCTCGTGAAGCTGGAATCGGTTCCGGTGGCTACAGCATGCCTTCATTGCTTGGTGAAACTACCAATGCTATGGGCGGTTCTGCAGCCTCATCTACTTCACCTGCTGGCAACATCGACGGCTTTGATCCAGTACTGATCTCACTAGTTCGTCGTTCAATGCCTAACCTCATCGCTTACGATATCGCTGGCGTTCAGCCAATGACTGGTCCTACTGGTCTGATCTTCGCAATGCGCGCACGTTACACAAACCAGACTGGTACTGAGGCTCTTTATAACGAAGCTGCTTCATCACACTCTGCTTCTGCTTCTGGCAACACTGCTTCTTTGGGTGTTATCGATGGGCAGCCGGGTTCAAGTCAAGTTGGTACAGATCCTACAACTCGTGCTGTTGGTAACAACTACACAGTTGCTACTGGTATGTCTACAGCTGAAGCTGAATCACTGGGTACTGGACACGCTAACGAATTCCAAGAAATGGCATTCAGCATTGAAAAAGTTGCTGTAACTGCTGTATCACGTGCTCTGAAAGCTGAGTACACTATGGAATTGGCTCAAGACCTTAAAGCAATCCACGGTCTGGACGCAGAAACTGAACTGGCTAACATCTTGTCAGCTGAGATTCTTGCTGAAATCAACCGCGAAGTAGTTCGTACAATCAACTACACGGCTACTGCCGGCGCACAAGAGAACACAGCTACTGCTGGTACTTTTGATCTTGACGTTGACTCAAACGGCCGTTGGTCAGTTGAGCGCTTCAAGGGTTTGATCTTCCAAATTGAGCGTGAGTGTAACCAAATTGCTAAAGACACACGTCGCGGCAAGGGTAACATCCTAATCTGTTCTTCTGACGTTGCTTCTGCACTTCAGATGGCTGGTGTTCTGGATTATACTCCTGCTTTGTCTGCTGGTCTTCAGGTAGATGATTCAGGCAATACTTTTGCTGGTGTATTGAACGGTCGTATCAAAGTATACATCGATCCATACTTCGCTTCTGCTACTGGTGCTCAGTATCTTACAGTTGGCTACAAAGGCTCTTCTAGCTTTGATGCTGGTTTGTTCTACTGCCCATATGTTCCATTACAAATGGTTCGTGCAGTTGGTGAGCAGTCTTTCCAGCCTAAGATCGGCTTCAAGACTCGCTACGGCATGGTTGCTAATCCTTTCGCTAAGGGTGCAGCTGCTGGTAACGGAGCTATCGCATTTGTTGATAAGAACGTTTACTACCGCACAGTTAAAGTATCAAACTTGATGTAATAAAAATTAGAGTGATTTTAATCACCTTTTTTGAAAGCCTCACTTCGGTGGGGCTTTTTTTTACCTATTGTTTCTGTAGACATAAATAGTATACTAACAAGTGAGGTTAATATGCCAGGAACAACATCCATCGAGCCTAACAATCAAAACTACCTATCTCCCTTAGGGTTTAGATTTCAGCTCTCCCGTACTCCTAAGACAAACTACTTCGTACAGTCTGTGACTCTGCCTTCAGTCTCTCTGGGACAATTTGATCTCGACGACCCTTTTGTAAAGCTACCGTTGCCTGGTACAAAGCTAACTTATGATACGTTAAACATATCCTTTATAGTAAATGAGGACATGGAGAACTATCTTGAGATCTATAATTGGTTAAAGGGATTAGGCTTTCCGGAAAGCTATAGTCAGTATTCGGCACTATCGAGTCTGGCCCCAGATCTAGCTCCTAAGGCTACAGATGTGTATAGTGATGCATCGTTAATGGTGATGTCTAGTAATCACAATCCCAATATCAAGATTAATTTCCAAGAAATGTTTCCAATATCGTTGTCTGACTTGACATTTGATAGTACACTATCCGATGTAGAATATCTCAAGGCAACTGTTACGTTCAGATATAGGTTGTACACAATAGAAAAACTGTAAGGTAAATATAATTATGAAGATTGATGAAATTATTGAAATGTGGCAGAAAGATGCTATAATAGATGATATTGAACTAGACCGTGAGTCGCTCAATATTCCTATTCTGCATGGTAAATATCTTAAAATATACTATAATGAAAAGCTGAAAGGCAAAGCGATTAAGATCCAGTACAAGACTCTGAGTAAGGTATTGAGCGAATACTATCGAGGGGACTTGAACAATGCTGAAGATCTCGAAGAACTAGGTAGGGAGCCATGGGGTAAGACTGTTCTGAAACAGGACATCTCCCAGTACATTGAGGGAGATCCACAGATGATCAAGCTCGTTACTAAGATGGTATACCAAGAAGAAGTTATTTCGCTATTAGCTGACATTATGAGATCGATCAACACGAGAGGCTTCAGCATTAAGTCAGCGATCGATTGGAGAAAGTTAACAAACTTCGGCGTGATGTAGGACAGAAAGACAATAGTAAGCCCAAATATATTATGATGTGACATGCGACAGGCCCTTGTTGACCTGTCCTCATTACAGAAGTCCGGAAAGGACCAGTGATGAGGAAGTGGTATTTTGACATCTGCAACTATAAAGTATAGAGAATTGATTACATTATCTAAAGTGAATGAAACCTACCTTCGGGTGGACTGTGGTCGGGGACTGTCTCAAGAGCTGAGCGAATTCTTTTCGTTCTACGTTCCTGGATATAAGTTCGTGCCAAGCTACAAGTCCCGTATGTGGGACGGCAAGATTCGTTTATTCAATCTCAATACCCAACTAATATATTTGGGATTGCTCCCTTATATCAAGAGCTTTTGTAATGAGCGGGACTATGATCTCGAGTATGATGATGATCTTGAATCTCTACACCAACTATCTGTCGCAGAGACAGAGCAGTTCTCTCAGACTCTCGGATTACCTTTTGCTGCTCGCAAATATCAGATAGACGCAGTAGCCCACTGTATTCGCCATAATCGCAGTCTAGTCCTGTCTCCCACGGGTTCTGGTAAATCCCTCATCATCTATCTACTGACAAGGTTCTATCGCTCTAAGACGCTTATAATCGTTCCTACCGTGTCTTTAGTGCGTCAGATGTATGGTGACTTTAAAGACTACGGATATAAGCACGAATGCAAGCTAATCACTGGTGGAGTCGATAAGGAAAATATCGAGGAGCAAGTGACAGTATCCACCTGGCAAAGCATATACAAGATGCCTGCTAGCTGGTTCGAACAGTATGATGTTGTCATAGGGGATGAAGCTCACCAATTTAAAGCCAAGTCCTTGACAGATATAATGACGAAGATGACATTGTGCAAGTATCGTTTCGGATTTACTGGTACTCTGGATGGGACAGCCACGCATAAGTTGGTACTAGAGGGTCTGTTTGGCGAGGTCAAGTCCTTTGTTAAAACCAAAGATCTAATTGACTCTAATACTCTAGCAGAGCTGAAGATTAAGATACTGGTGTTGAAATACCTCACAGAAACGTGTAAGATACACAGTAAGGACAAGTTCCCTGAAGAAATGGACTTTATTGTACGAAACCCAAAAAGAAACAACTTTATTAAGAATTTAGCGTTGTCTTTGGAGGGGAATTCCCTTATACTATTCCAGTACGTTGACAAGCACGGTAAAGTGTTACATGACCTGCTAAAGCAGAGTGTCAGTAAGGATAGAACCCTGTTCTTTGTGTTCGGAGGAACAGATGCTCAAACCAGGGAGTCGGTACGATCGATTACGGAGAAGGAGAACAATGCAATCATTATTGCATCCTATGGTACCTTTAGTACCGGTGTCAATATCCGTAATCTACACAATATTATATTTGCATCTCCGAGCAAATCGAGAGTACGTAACCTACAGTCCATCGGTAGGGGTTTGAGAAAGTCTGAATCGAAAGAAGCCTGTACGTTATATGATATATCTGATGATCTTCAGCACAAGGGACGAGTAAACTATACCCTGAAGCACCTGTATGAGAGAGTAAAGATATACAACGAAGAGAAGTTTGACTACAAGCTATACAAAATTAAATTGGAGACGTAGATGGAAGCCATTATTGTAAAGCTGATGAGCGGAGAGACAATTGTAGCTGATCTTTGTTTGACAGATGAGCGTGATCTGACCATAATGAATCCGATGGCCCTCAAGAAAGGCATCGATGATGATTCGAACTTGGTTATACAATTGGTCCGATGGATAGAAACAGAACAAGAGAATATGAAGATACAGCGACGTCATATTATTACTACTGCTGAACCATCTATATTTTTGGAAGAATACTATCGCGAATGTGTTGACCGCGAGAGGCAAGATGATCTGATGCATTCCGCTGACGACTATGAATCAATGTTCGAAGATGATACTGACGAGCACGAAACCATACACTAAGGATTTATGATGGCTAAGAAACCTAGAGCAAAAGTGAACTATATTAACAACCCCGATTTCCTCATAGCAATGGTTGAGTATCGGCAAATGGTTGCTGATGCTAAAGAAAAGGAAGCAACACGTCCCCGTGTTACAACATACATCGGCGAATGCTTTATGAAGATTGCAAACAGACTATCTCATAAACCAAACTTTGTAAACTATAGCTTTAGGGAAGAGATGATTGGGGACGGCATTGAGAACTGCCTGCAGTATATCGATAACTTCGATCCTGAGAAGTCGAGCAACCCGTTTGCTTACTTCACTCAGATAATCTACTTCGCCTTCCTGCGTAGAATAGACAAGGAAAAGAAGAATCTGTACATCAAATACAAGCTAGCAGATCAAATGAACATCATGAATGCTACAAGTGACCGTCAAGATCACGATACATCTGTTGACTTTAACGACAGTATCAAGCATAATGCCTGGTCTCAAGAGTATATTGATACGTTCATCTTCAATTTCGAAGAGAGTAAGCGTAAAAAGGCTAAGAAGAAGCCGGCACCGGCTGCTTTAGATCCGGTTATCTTGGGCGAAGCTAAAGAATAATTGAGTTAAACATTGTTAAATATCTGGATGGAAGATTAATATGAAGGTTGCTATTATAACCGACACCCATATTGGTGCACGCAACGACAGTACTGCCTTTGCAGCTTACTTTAAAGATTTTTACGACAACCACTTTTTCCCCTATATTGATGAGCACGAGATAACAACTGTCTGTCATTTGGGGGATATTGTAGACCGTCGTAAGTATATCAACTTTACTTCTGCTCGTAATCTTACAGAGATGATGATCAAGCCCCTGCACGATAGGGGTATTGATACGCATATGCTGATAGGAAACCACGACACATACTTCAAGAATACCAACGAAATTAACTCAATGCGTGAGTTATATGGTAACAGCAAGTATGATAACATCAAATTTTACTATGATCTTCCGGAAGCTATCGACTTTGATGGCTGTAAGGTACTAATGACTCCGTGGATTTGCTCCGGTAACTTCGAAGAGTCCATGGACATCATCAGTAAAACCAATGCCGAGGTTCTTTTTGGTCACTTAGAGATCAAGGGCTTCGAGATGCATAAGGGGGCTGTAAACATAGATCATGGTTTTGATAGAACGGTATTCGATAGATTCGATGTAGTATTGTCAGGACACTTCCATCATAGATCAACATCGGGCAATATTTCCTACCTGGGTTCACCATATGAGATCACCTGGAGCGACTATAACGATCCTCGAGGCTTTCACGTATTCGATACCGATACAAGAACGCTAGAGTTTATCCCCAATCCCCTAAAGATGTTCCATAAGATACACTACAGTGATGTAGATAAGATAATGGAGCAGGTAGTGAACCATGATTTTGATCAATACACTAACACCTATGTCAAGGTCATAGTTGGGGAGAAGACTAATCCATATTGGTTTGATATGTTCATTGATAAGCTGGAGAAGGCTAATCCCCACCATGTACAGATTGTGGAGGATCATCTGAATCTAGACATAGAGTCTGACGATGATATTATTAATGAAGCAGAAGATACGATGACCATTCTCAGTAAGTATATCAACTCCTTAGATCTATCTACAGATAAGGCTTTGGTTCAAGATGCTATTTTAGATTTGTACAGGGAAGCTCTGTCAGTTAGCTAACCATCACACGAGGTATTTGTTATTATTTTATTTAAGAAAATCAGATGGAAGAATCTTCTGAGCACAGGTAATGCATGGACAGAGCTTGATCTGAATAGGTCAAAGTCTACACTCATAGTTGGAGAAAATGGAGCTGGTAAATCTACCATCCTGGATGCACTGTCCTATGCTCTGTTTGGAAAGCCATTCAGAAAGGTCAATAAGAATCAGCTAATCAACTCTGTCAACGGTAAAGGTACTGAGATACAGGTAGAATTCTCAATAGGTAAAACTGAGTACCGTGTCGAGCGCGCTATTAAGAAATATGGATCACCGAAGTTTGAGATATACAAAAACGACAAGCTCCTAGATCAATATGCCAATGCACGGGACTATCAAGAGCACTTAGAACGTAATGTACTCAAGCTCAATCACAAATCATTCTCTCAGATTGTTGTGTTGGGCAGTGCTACGTTCATGCCGTTCATGCAGCTATCGGCTACCAATAGACGTGAAGTGATTGAAGACATTCTTGACATTCAGATATTCTCTACAATGAACGTGCTACTAAAGGATAAGGTATCAATCAACAAAGAGAAACTGCATACATGTGTATATCAATGTGATCTAACAAATGATAAGAT